CACGGCACTCACGATCGAACCCGGTCGGGATACCTCAGGTGTTGACAAGACGGATACCCTGGACACATCGTGCCCATCGTAAGCGTCGCACCCGCATGACTCTCGGAACTTGCCAGTTCCGAAAGACTTGTTGGGGTTAACCTTGAGACCAAGGTCGCCAAGTACCACCTGAGTAAGCTCCCAGCAGTCTGTGGGGACAATAATATCGTCTCCAAAGACTCGGACCTCCGCCAGGCTTTTTCCCAACGCTACACGGGTCAGAGGCCGCTCACGCACAGCGTGAACGACAGCAGCTGAAACGATAGCGAAGATTATAGACTGGACAGGAAAGGTAAGAGCTGATCCCATCGTAGAGAACTTTTTAAGTGCGTAGCACGAAGGAGACTCTCTATCGATCTCGTTACTAATGTAACGAGTCCTGACAGCATAGAACGCCCTTAAAAGCGTAAGGTTACGCCTAAAGATGCGTTCGACGAGCCAACAGGATATACGATCCGAAGCTGAAGACAAATCAATTGTCGCATATTCGGTCGTATGGGACGCCTTAAGGACGGCCTTTCTGTTCTCTTCCTGACTCGAGAAATCGATACAAGAAGATAGCATACCTGACCGTACCTTATCAACCAAAAATCGAAGGATAACCTGCTGACACCACTGATTCGCAACAGGCTCTGAGGCGATAAGCCTTGGAGCTGAAAGCGTCTTTGGTACAGCGATTAGCTTCGATATACCATCCGAAGATGATATTTGGTTGTCGATCTGATCAACCCAGTGCTGATAGGACGAGAAAGCCCAATCAGCATACGGGAAGACAGATTCGAGGCTAGCCTGCCATGCAGGAAACGAGTATTTACTCGTGCCCCTGCGAAGGTCGGCTACAGCACCTGGTCCATGCTTAGCTCTCCATTCAGATCCGTCGAAGGATCCGAACTCGGACGTGAGAAGGTCTGCTGCCCATTGGGCGACGTACTTGACACGGTCGAGGGTGGGAGAGAGGACGAGGCTTCCCTCATCAGGGAAGAGCTCGAGCTGAATGCCAGTAGCATCACATAAGTGGTTGCTAGTATCAGGCACAAAGCTATGATCGCCAGCATTCCAACAAGCGTTGGGTTGGCGACATTCCCGGTCGATCTCGAAGAACTCATGCACAGTTTTCCTTGTGTCTGAGTCGTCGCACTCCATCCTGAACCTCTTGCCAGCTAAATATAGCTGCCTAAGGAACTCGATCGAGGTGATATCGGGATCGTCCCTAAGAACTCCAAAACTGTTGAAGACAGAAAGGAGTAGCCCCTTGAATAGTCGGGGGACTACTACCCCAGTTTTGTAAGGCCTCGAGAGAGGCAATCCAACACTGGTTAGCTGTCCTGAGGAAAGGCATTTGTCAAAATGCTTCCCCAACTCGGGGAGATCGATGAGAAAAACTCTGATCCCCCTTTGTTCAACAGCCGAGAGCAAGCGCTTGTAATCACGCTCACAGTCGATCTGGAGATGTGGGTGCTTACCTACGATGTCGACAAACATCGCACGGTATATCCCTAGAAGATACGTGGCGTAGCTGTTCTGACTCATTTCAATCTCCATTGAAAGGTAGTCTCTACGGCTTAGCCACAGTCTCCTACCCCGGCTTAGTTCGGTTCAGCCTAGGCTTGACGAACTTGTCGGGAGTCTAAGACTCCCAGCCGAGCAGCTTGGCAGCGATGCCACCGGCCTTCACCATATAGAAGGACATGGCTTCGCTGACATCGATCACATCGGATGCGACCTCATTGGGATCATCACGGATAGTGAAGATCACCTCGGTCGTCCGACCCAGGGGCGCTGCCTCAGTCGGCTTCAGATACCTAGAGAACGTCACAGAGTGACGGTCGAAGGGCTGAGTGCCGGCTTTGACATTGTCCTTGGAATGGCGAACTTTCGCACGCCATTGCACGGTCGATTCGTCCAGAAAATATTCTGACGAGTAACCGTCCTGGTTGATCAGCGGAAGAACTTTCGCGGTTCCACCGGAACCGTCGAGAGTAATCGTAAGAGATGTGCCAAGCAAGGTATCTTCTCCTTGGATGCTTGTTGCAGAGGTTCACTTGAACCGCTGCAGAAAGAGCGATCCAAGAATCGACAGTCTCCTAACCCCTATATAGGGTTGGGAGGCGAACAGTGACGACGAAGAAGTACTTCTCCTAAGGGAAGTAAACTTCGCGCGACCGTATCCACCTTCAAGCCACGCGGGCTTGTTAGTTGGCAATAGATAGGTATCCGTGACCGTTTTCTGCATCACGCAAGCGTGAGAGGATTCGGCGGGAATGAAGTTGCTATGCTGAGTCATATAACTCTGAATAGGCAACATCCAGTCGATAAGCCAGGACCATGGGAGAACATCCCAGGCTCCGTTTATGAGGCCGTCCGGGGTTAACCCCGCAACGGCACGCATAGCTTGAT